GTGATGGAATTAGCTAGGGACGGATGCACAGACGAGACATTGACAAATCCCAGAGCAAGAGAGTGTTGTAATTTAATTTACACAACTTTAACTGGACAATCCAAACCCCAATTATGAAGCCAATAAAGTTTGTCGCCTGTGGAGACATCCACGGCGATGAACAAGACGCTCCCTCGGTGAAAGCCCTGCTCGCTTTTACCAAGGAATACATCGGCAAGGATGGTGGGCTTGTGGTCTGCATCGGCGACCTCTGGGACTTCCGAGCCATTCGTAAGGGGGCGGGGGATGAGGAGCAAGCATCCAGCCTGCAAAAGGATTGGGACGCAGGGGAGGAATTTATTCGAGAGTTCTTCAAGTTTGGGGATGAGAGAATCTTTTTGAGGGGCAATCACGATGAACGGATTTTTGATATGGCTAGGAACAGCCGAAGTGGATTGGCAAGGGACTACGCCGACGATGGGATAGCAAACATCGAAGCGATAATGAAGGACACGAAGGCAAGGATGTTCCCATACGATTCAGTTGGCGGGATTTACAAGTGCGGCTCTCTCTCATTTGTCCACGGCTACGGACACGCAATGCACTCCGGCAAGCAACACGCAGACGCTTACGGCGATGTTATCTTCGGCCACACCCACGCCATCGACTATTTCCGTAGCGTCTCCATCGACCCCCGGACTGGCTACAATATCGGATGCCTATGCAACAAGACCCCAGAATATAATCGAGGCCAACTCCGCAGACTCCGCTGGCAACACGGCTGGGCGTTTGGAGCGATCTATCCAGACAAGACGCACGAGGTATTCCAAGCACGGCAACGAGGCAACAAGTTTTATTTACCTACCGACATAAAAGCATTTTGATATGAAACCACGAAATCCTTGGCAGAAATTATTACAGCAACACATCCACAATAAATATGCACCGCCAAGGCCAGAGGGCTTTTACACTCGGCCAGAGATTGCAAAACTCTGGGGCTTAAAAATAAACACGGCAACAAGACTCATCAAAGACATGGTGAAAGATAAAAAACTTGAGGAGCGAAAGCACCTATTTGTTATTCAAACAAAATCAAAACCAGCCCTTCGCCAGCTAAAAGTATTCAAAATACTACCCCTAAAGCACCCCCATAAGTAGCGTGGTTATAGAGACTTATAAACAATCGTTAAGATAAGATAAATAAACCCTTTACAACTTGGGGGAGTGTGATAGAGTGTGGGTATGCAAGAAACAACAACGACAACCGAACTCGCCCCGGTTAAAGCGGGCAGAACAAAAGGCAACATAGTTAAGGTTCTTGGCTTTGATGTGCGAGTTGGCACAAAGCGTCACGAAAAGTTGGTTCAGTTAAAAAACAGACTTGATGATTTGAACACCAGCGAAACAGAAGTTGTTGTTTTTACTGGTTCACGAATCTTGTCTGGTGGATATAGATAACCCCCACCCAAGAAAGGAAAACCAAATGACTATTAAAGAACTTAAAAAACTGGTCAAACAATACAATCAAGAGGCGGTTTCAGAAATTCCTCAACTAGAAAAGAACGCTCAAGATGCTGGCTCTTGTTGGCAAAGTGAAAAACTTGGCTACGCCAAGGGATATGCTCAAGCCTTAAAAGAGATGCTTTCCAAAATATAAAACCAGAAAGGAAAAGAAATCAAATGACTAAAATCCTAATCGCATACATCATCGGCCTTATCGTGGGTGCTGGTTCAACCCTCTATATAGTTGAACATCTCCTCAATTAAACCTTTACAACTCCAAATCGAAATCCTACAACAAACTAATGACATCCTTCCCACTCCCCGCTAGACCGCAAGCCTCCGCAGTTCCGGCTTGGCACATTGAGTTCAAAAAAGAAACAGCCATAGAAGGCAAGGCAAATGGCTGGCGGGGATTGTTCGACCAAGAAACCAAGCAAGGCTACAACCGCCACGGCAAGTTCGCCTCGAATCACAACTTAATGGCCGAGAGGATTCTTGGTGCTGGAATCAAATCCCGCTTTGTCGATTGTGAGATTATGGGGCAACGCACAAAGACTGGCAAAGGAACTATCGTGGTGATGGACGCATTCGACCCGGCCAACCCGAAGCCCTACGCCGAACGGATGAAGGAGATCGAGCACTTGGAAGCCGTCACCTTTGATATCCCAAACAACAAGCTCCTCCGCTTTGTCCGTCTCGCACACCATAAGATCAATGCAATCTGGGAGGAGATGAACTTTCAGAACAACAAGGCGGGGGAAGTTATTTGGGAAGGCTTCGTGATGAAGGCTCTGGATGACGGCAAGTATCCCTATATCACCAACCCAAACTACTGCTCGCCCTCGTGGCAGAAACATAGGATACGCTGGTGATCTTCGGCCTTGTAGTCTTTATCGGGCTTTTCATCTTGCAGGGGCTACGGCTCTTGGGCAAGCACATCGACCAGCAGAATTACGAACGCAGGAAGTTTTATTTATTCGTGGCCGCCGAGCTAGACAAGATGGACAAGATCGTTGCCGAGGGCAACCAGCCCAAAGAACCAAAAGAACCAGAGCTATTATTGCCCACAAAGAACTGGGTGGGGCGTAACTAAATGAAGCTCACCCCATCGGCCAAGTTCGAACTTCTATGGAGAAGCCTTGGTGGTGGGGAGTTAAAGAGGGAACATAAGTTTGCGGAGGGGAGAAGGTTTAGATTCGATTACTATGTGGACTTTTTAACCTCTGGCATCGCTATCGAGCTAGAGGGAGGGGTGTGGAGTAGGGGCAGACACACGAGGCCAACCGGGTTCTTGAATGACATGGAAAAATACAACCTCGCCGCGTCAATGGGCATCCTAGTTTTCCGCATTCCCTCCCACGACATATCAGCCAAGTGGCTTTCCCCGATAGTAGAAACCATCAAAGAGAGGACAAAAAAATGAGTGAAGAAGTGCCTACATTCTGGCATCAAGAACCAGCCAAGAAAAAATTACCAAATGAAACTACGGATGAATGGGTAGTAAGAGTGTTTGGAGCGTTCCCCGATACAGAGTTCGACAGCCGGAATGACTTTAGATTTTTGAACTTACCCAAGACACAGAAAGAAAACGCCGAAGGCTTTGGCGTATTCGATGACGGACAGAATAAAAAATAAACCAAGGAGAAACAACCAAATGAATGAACAGATAGTATTAAAGAATGACCACGGCCTAGGCCACTCCAACGGAGTGCAAAACTATATGCGACAAGCTACCGATGTAGCTGGCGTGTGTAGGGCAATCGTAATGGAAACAGCCCAGCAGATAGGCAAGGGCGATAAGAAGTATGTTCGTGTCGAGGGCTGGCAATCCATCGCAGTAGCTCACGGATGCGTTGCGAGTGCAAGAGATGTTGAGCGTCTCGAAGATGGCTATCGTTGCATCGGTGAAGTGAAGCGAATGGACAACGGCCAAGTAATATCAAGTGCCGAGGGGTTCTTGGGTGATGACGAGCCTATGTGGGCTAACCGCCCTACCTATGCCAAGCGAGCGATGTGCCAGACCAGAGCAATCAGTAGGGCTTGTCGCTCTGCCTTTGCACACATCGTGGTATTGATCGACAAGAGCCTATCCACCACACCAGCCGAGGAAGTTCCTTATGGTGGATTCCAAGATATAAACACGGAGAAGTTTGAGGAAGCGCCCAAGGCCGAACCCGCGAAGATAAGCAAATCAGACTTGGCGGATATCACGGCCAAGCTAAACTCCCCCAATAAAACCAACGGCACAGAGCCGAGGGATATGGAGTTGAAGTTCGGCAAGTATAAAGGCTCAACCCTTCGGCAGATCGCCGCCTTCGGTGATAAGGGCTTGGACTACTTGGACTGGCTATCAAAGCAGGAATTGAAACCCGGCAAGGACGGTCAACCATATAAGAACGACATCATACGCAACGAAATCATCCAAGAAATTCTTTTGGAGAGCGAAGCGTTAAGCAAAGGAACACCCGATGAAATCCCATTCTGAACTTATCCAAGACATCCTTAACGATGTGAGGATTAAGGCCGCCGACCTCGAAAGAGAACGATGTGCCGATCTAGTTCAACAACTGGCAGACGGAACAGAGGATGCAGTCATCACCGGAATCTTAAACGAGGTGGTGGTGGCAATTAGGAGGCTCGCAGATGTCGGCCATTGATGTTCGGATACCAGAAACCAAGTGGTCAATGTTAGAGTGGAAAACAACCAAGGAGAAACCAAATGAAAATAGCAGGGTGCTTATCTATACAGGAAAAGAAGTTATCGGCGGGAGATACTTACAGGGGGACTATGTCGCCCACAACTGGGGTCAACAAACCGAAGTCGTGCTTTGGGCAAAGTGGCCGACCGCACCCAAATGGTGAGTTTCCTTTCATACATCGTGAATCATTTAGCGGTGTGGTTCGTAGTTGCGGTCTGCTCATACAGCGTATTCATTCTGGGGCTATATCTGCTAGGCCGATTGTTGGGCTGGTTAAAAGACTGGTGGGACAACTATGAGCGTTAAGAGACTAAAGCTCGTAGAGCAATTCCACTCCGTTGTGTCCAAGAGGTTGAGGGACTTGTTCAAAGACTTCGACCACGCAAAGCGGGAGTCTTACAAGGACATCATAAGCCACCTAGACTACTCGCATCGAATCACCAAAGAGTTACTAGAACGAGCCAAGAAATATCAAAAGCGAGATGTGGAGAAGAAAAAGTGAAGCGAGATTCTTTCTGGTTTCCATTTGAACCTAACCGCTGGCTGGCGAATGAGAAGCTGGCCTTGGTGAGCCTTGAGGCCAAGGGGCTATGGATTCACCTAATCTGCCTTATGTATAAGGCCAACGCTGGCGGCAAGCTAACGATCAACGGCAACCCTCCAAGCCCAGAGCAGATCAGTCGGATGGTTGGGCAAGATGCCAAGCCACTTCTTCAAGAGCTTGAGGTTGCAGGGGTTTATGAGATTAAAGATGGGGCAATCTATCACGGAGGAGTGGCCTCCGGGCTGGCAAAGATGGAGGAAAGATCGGCTGGATATGCTCGAAGGATAACCCATAGATGCTCCATAGATGCGTCATCTATGAACCATCTATCATCCATAGATGAACCATCTATCATATATAATAAGAGTAATAGTAATAGTAAGAGTTATAGTAATAAGGATAACAAGAAAGAGAGAGAGGGCTTGCGCCCCACGCACGCTGAATGGATTGCCTTTGCAAATGAGATCGGATGGAGGCTTACGGATGCGGAGTCGGCTTTTGATTACTACCAATCGAATGGATGGAAGGTCGGGGGCAGGGCTTCGGTAAAGGATTGGAGGGCGTGTGCGAGAAATTGTCAGCGTAGGAGCAACCAACAACCAACCAAAGGAAACCAACCAATGAAAAAACCAATCAAGTCGGGGTGTGAATCCCCTCCAACCTACAAAATTATGGGCTTTCAGACGCTTGAAGCGTGGGAAAAGGCAGGGTGTCCGTGAACGACCTCGTTTTAGCGGCCACAATCCACCGAGTGAAGTGTTGCGAGGACAAAATTGCCCAATTCGAGCAACTCATAAGCACACTCACCGCCCAGATGGCTCATAATCGCTCAGAATTGGCCTCCAAAGGGCTTGCAAACCTAGTTATGGGTACAACCACCCCCCTAGACATCCCAAGGGAGCTACGGCCAACCTTCGGGCGTTATCGGGCAAGGGGAAATCGTTCCCACAACACAGTTCAGAAGCGATGGGGGATTTGGAAGGCTCAATATGAGTCGGGACTGACGGTAAAGGAGATTGCAAACGCTTGGGGATGCCACCACTCCTCAATCGTGAACGCAAAAAGCAAAAACTTCACGGCTCGGAAGTCAAGCGGGAGGGCAATCAAATGATCGCATTATTAGAAGCCGAGCAGTTCGAGCTTCCATTTATGAGAACCACGCATCCAGTCAAGATGGAAGGCCACGACCAGAACGCTCGAATCCTAGCTCACCTGCAAAATGGGCGAACCCTCACGGCTCTGGAAGCCCTCGAATGGTTCAAGTGTTTCCGGTTGGCGAGCCGAGTTTGTGATTTGCGGAAGGCTGGTTACGATGTGCAGAAGCGAACCATAAAGACGAACAGCGGGAAGAATGTTGCGGAGTATTATTTATGAACTACGAAATCAAACAAGGCGATTGCTTGGAAGTTCTAAAAACTCTTCCTAGCGACTCGGTAAATTGTTGTATCACATCGCCACCATATTGGGGATTGAGAGACTACGGAACTGGCGAATGGATTGGAGGCGACCCGACTTGTTCTCACAAAAGAGACTCCAAACAAAGCGAACTAACTCAAACTGGGCATAGAAATCTTGAGGGAGCGGTTGGCGATGGAATCTACAAGGACAAGTGCAAGAGATGTGGGGCAGAAAGAAAGGATAGACAAATAGGATTGGAGCTTACCCCGGAAAGCTATGTTCAAAAGATGGTCGATGTGTTTCGTGAGGTACGAAGGGTTTTGAGGGGAGACGGAACGCTATGGCTAAATCTGGGCGATACATATTCAGCCCAGCGATGGACAAAGAAAGGAGAGACGACAACCCCGGCACAACCAATGAACGGAATGAGTGACACTTGGAGGGCGATAGCACCTACAAAA